TTTCGGGAAGAGGTAGAGAACGGAGGCCATATCGACCCTTATGATGTAGGAGGCTGTGGATGCTTCCTTGATGATCCGGAGGACTTGTCTGAATGAAGTGGCTTCGCAGTAACCGGCACAACGCGCTGCTAGTGCCTCGTGCCCTGTTACGACAAGTACGTCCTGACCAACTGGGCAAGTTCCTGCCAGTGCTTATTCAGGGTCAGTCCTACGTGGCGGTGCCTCACAATCTGGATACTATGAGGGTGCTCGCCAAGGCGGGCTTGCGTCCGCCCGGCCCTATCCGGTTCGAGTATGACTGGCCGATACGTCCTGAGTGGAAACCGTTTCCGCACCAGGTCGCTACGGCGGACTTTCTGACGCAGAATCCAAGGGCTTTTGTTTTCTCCGAGATCGGAACTTCCAAGACCTTAGCTGCCATTTGGGCCGCTGACTACCTGCAGAATGCCGGCAGAATACGTCGGGTACTCATCATAACTACGATGTCCACTCTATGGAATGTATGGGAGCGGGAATTGTTTTTTACCTTGGCGCCGAGACGCAAGTCTGCCGTGGTGCTGCATGGTACTGCCGCCAAGAGGAAGAAGTTGCTAGACGAGATGCACGACTTTTACATCATTAACCATGAAGGACTCCGGACCGTCGCAGACGAGCTGGAGAGTCGCGCCGATATCGACCATGTAATTGTGGACGAGGGTGCGAGGTATCGCAACTCACAGACCGACAAGTACGAGGTGCTTGACAGAGTAGTCGGGCCCAGAGCCAAGCCACCAAGATCGTTGTGGTGGATGACCGGCTCGCCGATGCCTCACGATCCGACCGACGCATGGGCCCAGGCACGTATGGTGAATCCGAGTCTGGTGCCGCGTTACTATTCCAGATTCCGGAATATGGTAATGGTCAAGGTATCCCAGTTCAAATGGGTGCCGAGAAAAGGTTGGGAGCAGATGGTGTTCGGAATGCTCAAGCCGAGTGTCCGATATCTGCGAGACAAGTGCATAGGTATTCCGCCGACAATGGTGTCAGAGCGTAGCGCAGAGCTGAGCAAGCAGCAGGCAGAGGCGTACAAATCGCTGCTCGACGAGTATATGTACGAACACAAGGAAGGGCTGGTCACCGCCGCCAACGAGGGAGTCAAGCTGATGAAGCTGGTACAGGTATCCACCGGTGCTGTCTACGATACGTCCGGGCAGACTATCGTGTTTGATATTGCTCCGAAATACAGAGCTCTAATGGAGATTATCGAGGAAGCAGGGAACAAGGCAATCGTATTCACGCCATTCAGACACTCCATTCATCTGCTCGAGGAGGCCCTGTCGAAGACTCACAGCGTTGGAGTAGTGCACGGAGATGTGAGTCCGAAAACGAGAAGCGAGATTTTCCAGAAGTTTCAGCACGAGGACCTGCAGATTCTTCTTGCTCATCCGGAGACGATGGCACACGGTGTGGACCTGACAGCATCATCGGTTATTATTTGGTGGGGGCCTCTGGACAACTTCGAGATTTATGACCAGGCTAACGGACGGATTACGCGAGCTGGCCAGACCAAGCAGCCACTGGTCATCCATCTGGCAGCGTCGGAGGCGGAGCGCAGGGTTTACAAAAGAATGTCAAGGAAGGAGTCTCTGCAGGGTCTGTTACTGGAACTGTTGACAACAAGCTAGGGGTAGTTTAGTATACCACAAGTCTGAGTAAGGAGTGAGAGATGGGACTGATCGACTTTAGTCTGAGCGATATCGGAAACGTCATTACCGGCATTCGCGAAGCAATCACCGGAGAGAAAATAAAAGACCCTGTGGAGATGGCCAAGGTCCAGCTCCAACTGGAGGAGCTTGACAAGGCCATCCAGAAGGGGCAATTATCCATCAACAGGGAAGAAGCCAGGAACCCGAATATCTTTGTAGCCGGTTGGCGACCATTCATCGGCTGGGTCGGCGGTATCTCCCTTACATACCAATTCGTAATCTACCCGTTGATGATCTGGGCATGGGCCCTGTGGGGGCCCAGTGATGTAACTGCTCCGCCACCGCTGGATGCCAGCGTTCTGTTCACCATTGTCATTAGCATGCTGGGTGTCGGAACGATGCGGAGTTACGACAAGCTGAAAGGTACAGACACGAAAAACCTATAAGGAGCCGAACATGTCAGATAGTAAAATCCAGAAGGCTATCAAAGCCTACATATCCATACGCAACGAGGTCAGTGCACGAAAGAAAGCACTGGATGAGGAGCTGGCCGAACTGAAAGAGAAGCAGGAGAAGCTGGGGGCGTTCCTTCTGGCTGAAGCCGAACGTCAGGGCGTGGAGTCTTTTTCCACTTCGGAAGGTACAGCATTCAAGAAGATAAAGGATACTGTGTCCGTAGCTGATTGGGAGAGCGTACTGAAGTTTGTTCTGTACGACGTGGTTCGGAACATGGGCGTATGCAGTTCCGGGGCGGCTACATGGGAGCTGGTAGGGAACGCACTGAAAGCGGACAGCCTCGCCCTGTTTACGCAAGCAGTTAACAAGACAGCCGTAAAGCAGTTTATGATGGAGCATGACCAGACGCCGCCGGACGGTGTTGTGTACGACATGCGAGAGGAGATTCAGGTCAGAGCTCCGTCGAAGAAAAAAGCGGGGAGCAAAAAGTGAGGGGCACGGTAGCCAAGAGATTGCGCAAGGAAGCTGCTACGGTTCCTGTCCTTGTTCAGGAGTACGATATTGCGTTCCCTGAAAAGTATCCGCCCGAAACTCACAATTTTATGCGTGGTACATATCGTCGGGGCTTTCACGAACATCCCGACGATTTGGAAAAACCGCGTATGCTGCGACGACTTTTGTACCACCCTGTACTGGTGGTAGCGAAAAAAGGCACCTACAGGAGCCTGTACAATCAACTGAAAAGGAGATATAAGTATGTCAAAAGAACTAGCAACATTTGACCAATTACCGTCCTATCTGAGCGGTGCTGCGGCGCCTGCTGCGGATAGTCTCGTCACGAGTGCGGAGACGCTTCCGAAGATATCCATTCGTGGGAAGCAGTTTCGGCTTATCAAGGATGGCGAAGAACGTGCCGCTCCGTTGGGTGCACCCATGACCGTCGTGATCCTGGGAGCGGACCCTGAGACCGGCGTGGCAAAGGCATGGTACGAAGCAGCGTACTCGCCGGATTCCCAGGATGCCCCGGACTGCTCCAGTGCGGACGGTATCCATCCGGATAGCTGGGTACCGAACCGGCAGAATGATGTCTGTGCTACGTGTCCGAAGAATGCTTGGGGCTCGGCTCGCGATCAGCAGGGCAACCCGACCAAGGGCAAGGCATGTTCCGATGTCAAGAACCTGCTGGTAGTGAGCCCGAACGATATCGACGGCGATATCTACAAGCTGACGGTGCCGCCATCCTCATTGAAGGCTTTGTCGAATTATGGTCGTCAGCTGGTCAAGCACGGTATTCCGATGGCTGCGTGCAAGACTGTGATGTCATTCGTGGATGCGGAATTCCCTCAACTGGAGTTTGCGTTCGGCGGATTCCTTGAGGAGAGCGACGGCACAAAGGCTTTGGCTCGCTCCGCATCGGACGATGTGACTATGCACCAATCTGCTCCGGCCTTGGGTACAGTAGCAGCAGAGGAAGAGCCTTCGGCACCTGTGCAGCCGGCTCTTCAGGAGACCGTACCTGGACCGCAGGAAGATTTGTTCGGGGCACCTGTGAACGCTCCGGTGCAGCCTGCAGCTCCTGCAGCTCCTGCAGCTCCTGCAGCTCCTGCAGCTCCGCAACAAGCAGCTCCCGCACCTGCGCAGTCGGCAACGTCTGCAGTTCATGTAGATGCTTCCGGTGCTGCATGGGACCCGAACATTCACGCTACCAGCAAGGAGGGCGGTCCGATTCTCAACAAGGACGGAACGTTCCGTCGGCGTCGGAATGTAAAGAGCAGCACGTCTGCTCCTGCACAGTCGGCTCCGGCGCAGTTGCCGGTAGACCCCACGAAAGTCCCTCAAACGGATCGAACGGAGGTTCCCCAGGTGGAGGATGTCGGAGCTGAACTTGACGATATTCTTAGCGACTGGAGCTGATAATGGACCCGACGACCTTGAAGCTGTTCCGTGAGCTCGATGCTCTTCGGCAGGCAGCATGTCTGAGTATAAGTGACGTGGCGGAGTGCTGCCGCGTCACTCCTCGGACGTACAAGCAATGGCGTGCCGGCGGAGTGCCCAGTGCCAGACGGGAAGCAGATTTGCATATTACTGTCATGGCAATCAATAATCTTCTGGCTACCGGAGAGTTGCCCTTGCATGGGCGCTCTCCCATCGCCTGTGCTCGGCGACACAGATTGCTGATGGATGCCATGTTCGAGGCAAATGCGGAGGAAGCTGCCAATGTCTGAGTCTGTATTGCAGGAGGCCGAGAGACTGATTCACGGAGATCGGCAGGCTGATTACGGGCATCCGATTGATGACTTCCGCCGAACAGGCCGGATGTGGGGGGCTATTCTCGGGACGGAGCCTATAGAACCGGAGACAGTCGCATTGATGATGGTGGCTCTGAAAATAAGTCGGGAATGCAATCATCCGAAACGAGATAACATTGTAGATGGGTGCGGTTACTTCGGAACTGTGGAGATGATCCAGAACGAGAGGGAACGACGCGAGACAGAGCCAACCCCTATCGAACCTTATTAGACCTCCAGACGGCTAAAGTACAAATAGACCTCCAGACGGCTACAGAGAAGCTACCTTGTTTTTCTGCCTCGAAGATATGTCAGATAATCCGCTGCCAAGTCTATATCATGGAATACTTGTACCAGTCCGGACTCTTGCTTGGCATCAGGGTCAATCAGCGTAACGACACAGGGAGATAACGTCTGATCCATGAATCCTGCTTCCTCGGCATACCGATCATGGACCTTGTAGGATGCCACCTGTATACAGTGACTCCATATGCCGGTGCTCGGGTCCTTCACAATGTTGTACCCTGATTTATGTTTGTGACCACATACCAGTATATGATCGCGCCAGCCCATCTGCGCTGCCTTCGCTGCGCCGTGTGCCGTGTTCCATTGACTATGGCCACGGAAATCATGTCGGGCATTGACACGAACTTCTCTGCCGTTAGGGAATTTCAGATTGAGTCGTACGGCATGGTCCTGATAGATTCCGCTGCAGTTGTTCAGAATCCACCTGATGGGACTACCTGCACCAGACCAGCAGTCGTGGTTCCCTCCCGTGACGTACAGCCAGTCAACCATGCCGAGAAACCACTCCGCCAGCATCCATGCCTGCTCGGATGTCGTGGACTGCTCTCCGTATAGTCTGGCAAGGCGACCGACCCAGTTGTTCGTTATGTCGCCGACATTGGCGCCGAACATTCCTTCCGTCTCCCGTACCAGCTTGGCATCATATTCCAGACGCTCGATGTCCGTACCATCGTCATCTACGTGCGGGTCTCCGAAGTGGCAGATGGCGATGGGCCCGTCCAGCTTGATGCGCACAGGTAACAGATGGTTGGCCTTCTTTGCTCCGTGTTTGCGACGGAAGAGCTTTTTCCTGTGTTCGACCAGCTCCTCGACGGATATCTGGTCACTCACCGGTTTCGTAGCGTCAAAGTCATTGTCCACGATGGGCTGCGTGGTCGAGTAAGAGCAGTGCCTGCATCTCCACCGGCGATTACCTGAAGCAGCCTTGCCGTTTTTTGCCATGCCCGCAGCGTAGCATTTCGGACATACTCTTATGTCATCCATTGACAGCTCCCAAGAGGACAGCAGCAGCGAAGACCAGACCAAATGTCCCGCCTATAAGGAACCCTGCTATCGTATACGGTATAATCAGTTGAACCATACAGGCTGTATAGCCCCTTTAAGTACCAGTGACGCGGTTACGAGCACAACACTGGCCACGACGATCCCCACGATGTACCCGAATAGGAACCCTGCGCCCGCCAGAAACTGCTCCCTCGGCGTCTGCGGTGGTCGGCCCAGACCGTTCAATGCAGCAATCTCCGAACATGAATGGCTCCGTCCGGCAGTCGTTTACAGCTGCCGAAGATGGCCAGAGTGAGGTCCTCTCCGGTCGCAGTAAGTCGTTCGTCCACCTTCCCATCTCCATCCCTGTCCACTGCAAGCACGCTGTCAAGTGTCTGCGGAGCGACGCCCCAGAACACCACAGCGAACAGCCCCGCCTTTCCGCCAGGTATGGTCTTGTATACGAATGTCATGGCTGGCCGTGCAGGAATGCCGCGTTTCTCCGGATACATGAAGTTGCGGAATTTCACTAGTCGCATCTCCGATCCCCACATGCACACGGCTACGGTATCGGAACTCTCGTAGAGCGGAGTATCTTCCAGCATCGCCGGTGTCGGCATGACGGACCCTAGAGGCAAAACCTCGGCATATGTAGCAGAAACGCCGAGGAACAAGGACAGGAGTAACGCGACTAAACGAGTCATTACGGACCTCCAAAGTAGTCCATGATAGTTAAGGTGAAGTTAAATGTCCAGTCTTTTACCTGTGCTCCGCAGAAACTTGTACACGGCCATCCACATCACGGCGTTCCAGTAGGCGGCAAGGATGACAGGTTTGAGAAGGACACGTCCCGCCCGTCTCATTTTATGTGCTCCCTGTAATTCAGGATGAACTCGGCGGTCGTGCCTGCACCAAGAGTGGTGTTGTAATATGTCTTCCAGTATCTGGCCAGACCCTCGATATCATCGTATCTCGGCAGCTTCGCCGGTGCCCGCAGGTAGATGAGTCTCGCAATCGCGGCGGAGTATCGCAGGTTGAACATGAGTTCGCTGTCGGCATTCTTGAAGAATGTTCGTTGGGATGCAATGCCGCGCACCTTGCTGGCAAGGTCCGGTCGGAACTCGAGGAAGTTGTCCCACACATCCTTGTGAGTCGCCGGTTCTATCTGGAACACGCCGAGCGCCGGACCGCCTCCTATCTGTTTCAGATACTTCAACCGCGACTCCTGAACTGCCGTCCCGAGCAGCAGGTTCTCCGCCGCAGTGGAGTGGAGCCCCAAATAATGCAGCGTCGGGCGGATGACCGCCTCGCGAAACTGGTCGATATCGAGCATGTCGCCCTCCGTTATTTCTTCCCGCGCAACCGGTCAACCAGACACTGCACGGTCTTGGTCTCCCAGATGCGAATGAGGAACCATACGAGAGTTACCAGAGACACTATCGGTGGCAGAATCTCCGTCCATGCTCCCAGCAGAACGCTGGCGGACGCCACGTCGATTCCTGTCTTCTGAATCTCTTGAGCCGGCACATTCATTCCTTCTTCTCCTTGGGTTTGCTCTTCCTGTAAAACATGAATACATCGACGTACTTGCCACGTTTGCGTGCCGGCAGTGCGGAGAATGCACGCTCGGACTCCGTCATGGTCTTTTTGACGTTCTCGGATGCTACACGCCTCGGTTCGATGCCAAGTTCCGCAAGTTTCTCGCGATTCTCATTTGACGGGTCTTTGATGAACGCATCAATGGCTCTCTGCTCCTCCCTGCCCCGCTTGGATTCCAGGTACCGGATGATTCTGGCCTTGTCGCGCTCCAGAGATACATCCACAGGAATCATTCCCAGAGCGCGGATGATCCGACCTTTCTTGTCGATGCGTGCCACTGTGCGGTCACGTTTCCACGGTGAGGTGATCTCCTCGTCAATGGTCAGGGCCTCGACGATATTGCCCGGTGATGTAGCGATAGCCTTCAGGGCATCGGCCCACTTCTCCTCCGATGCCAGCTGGGCAGCACGGACAGTGGAAGAGAAGAACGGCCCGAACAGGTCACCCGCATCGGACGGAATGAAGTCACCGGCACCGACACGGTGTGATACATCCACCCCGCCCAGCATGTCATTCGCGAACAGTCCGTAAAATATGGTCTTGGCTACTGCCATTCGTTCGGGATCATCCTGTGCCCAGTTGATGAGATAGTTCTTCATCTCCATCTCCATGTTGATGCCGAACAGGCCACGAACCATGTTGTTCATGGCATCCATGCCTGGGAAACCGAAGTAACCCGCCAGCAGGAACAGAGGAATCCAGAAGCGCGGGTGCTCCCATCCTCGCAGATCGAGGATGAACTCGGTTGCCTTGATGGGAAACTTCTTGAACTGCAGCAGCACGGAACCGAGCGGCCCGGAGCGTCGGATAAGGTCCGGAGCGTCGGCCATGCTGTAGTTGAAGTTGGCCTCATAATTCATCGTCCTGGCATATTCCTCGGCTGCACGAGGGGAGAGTCCGCTGTCAATGGCCTTCCGGTATGCACCGATGGCAGCAGTGGCACGCAGCTCGAACTCCATTGCAGAGAACATGAACAGTGTCTTCTTGGCCAACTTGGATACGTTGAATTTGCTGTACCCGCCACCGCCGGACTCGAGACCTTGCTGCAGGTCCACACCCAGTCGTTTCAGGATTCTCTCCTCTGGGACAGGCTTGTGACTCAGACCGAAGTATTTGCGTATGCGCTGAGTGGAGACTTTACGAGCTCCGTTCATCCCGAGCAGCGTATACTTCGTGCCCAGCTTGGCGTTAATCATCAGGAACTGCGTCGCGTTCACCAGTGCGGCGGAGGCATTGTACAGCCCGAGCTTGGCCACGGCCACTGCGGTCGTTACGTTACCTGCGAGCTGGATAGATGGCCGGTCACCGATATGCTTGCCCAGCCACTGCGACAACAGCGGCGTATTCTCCAGAGAAGCGTTGAGGAGCTCTTCGGTCAGTGTCGGCACACCGAGAATGTCGTTAATATAGTTCTTGGTGTAGAGCGCAATGCCTCGATGCTGAGCGTCATATGGCCCGAAGTTTCTCTCGAACAGGGAGACAGCCTTGCGCTTGAACGGGTTGGTCGCAAGATATCTGGACATCATGTTCACATAATGACGATCCACGTAAAACAGGTCCTTCTCCCAGCCGGTAGCACCCTTGCGCTGCATGAATATGCCCATGTACCTGTTCCGGCCCTTCATCCGGGCAATGGAGCTCAGAATCTCTGCGGCCTCTTCGGGACTGAACTCGAAGTCCTTTTCCACTCGGCGCTTGGCCTTGAAGTATGCGATATCGCCGATGACCGCTGCCTGCGATTCCTCGCCCTCGAACTTGAATGTCCTGGCTGCGATGCGGACCTTGACTCCGGCCCGCGTCATCTTGTTGCCGAGCTTGATAGCCTCATGCAGTGTCGGGACGCTGTGAAGGATGCCGTCCTTGCCGATGATGAACCACTTGTGGAACATATGATGCACGTAGCCTTCCCTGTACCCTACAGGCTCCTTACCCGCTCTCACACGCTCGGCGTTCATCAGTGCCCACATCTTGTCGTAAGTGGACCGGACAAGGGAGTAAGCCCTGATGACGTTATCAGGGGCCCCGAAGCGTTCCCGCAACTCCTTGGGTGAGAACCTCTTGCCCTCCATGTCACCAATGACACGAATGGTATTGTACAACTCCCGGTCTGCGGACTTCTTCAGGATGCTGTTTATCTTGTCCAGACGGGCATGGAAGACACTGCGGATTCTGTCAGTCTCCTCCGGCACCTTCACACCGATCTGAAAAACTTTCCGGAACATCGGGAACTTCCTGGCGATGCGGTTCGGAGATGCTACAGCCGCCAGCACTCCCGGCTGAGACGCTACATCCGGCAAGTTTATTTCCAGATTCTTCTCGGCCATGCCCAGCCAATCCCGCACGTCTCCGACTGCCGGACCGCCGCCGTACATCTCCATGATCTCATCTATCTCCGGTTCCTTGGCTTCCCAGTTGATGGGAATGGAGAACTTCAGTTCCTTGCCATTATCCAGTGTCAGAGTCGTGAAATTATCCTCGGCAGTCGGTAGATGCTCGGCATACCCTGCAGCCGGCTGGAATGCTCCGTCAGTGAAGTACAGCCCCTTCGGTGAGGCTATGGCGCTCTGGCCAAACTTCTTGCCCAGGGCCAGTGCCTCTTCCGGATTCACATTCACCAGCAGGAATGAGTCTTCCGGTATGTTCTCGTACTTGGATGGAAGCGGACCGATATATTCGATACCCTTGTCGTCCAGCTCTTTCTTGAACGCAGCAGTAAGCTCGGCGTTCTTCTCTGGAGGTACCTCTTCGGTTCCGGGATTGTTCCCCGTGACAATCGTGTACCTGCCGTGCCGGATGGCAGCCATGACAGTCTCAGGATTCGTATACGCCTCGGCAGGAACTGACTCCAGAGGTGCTGACAGACGGAATGGCGGAGACTCCGGCACAACCAGTTCCGAGTCTGATGCAGGAGTACCGGTCGGTTTGACAGTGACTCCGGCCTGAACCTCGAAGGTGCCGGCCTCTGCGGGAGCCTTTACACTTCCTTCTTGAATAGCCCGAGCTGCCTTCGGAGAATCATATTCTAAAATCTCCCCCTTTGAGTCAGTGAGGAAAGTCTCTGCATCCTTCTCCCATGCTTTTTTATCGTCAGCTAGTACTTGCAGCTTCTCGAGCTTTTCTATAGCCCCCTCGAAATTGTAAGTTCCTATGTCTTTTGCAGCTTCCCTCGCCAGCCACTGTGCTTTGTTGTATACTGGCAGTGCGTCATGCTCTCTCGCATACCTCTTAGCTAAAGCTTTTATGCCTGCCTCAAACTCCGCGAGAGAGTTAGGCGGCGTCCCTCCAAAAGCCTCTTTGATGCCTTCTCTGCCTAGCGGCCAGTTCCCTGTCGATTTGAAATACTCGTAGTTTGATTTCAAATTCTCTTTGAACTCTCTCTCAAATCCGTACTCTCGTGTCAGGGTTCTCAGAACCTTTGCAGTCTTATCCGCGACATACTCTCTACCCATATCGTGGGTAACGTGCATAGCCTTTGCCATTCGATTTATGATGTCCCCTGCATGCTCTGCTACGAAGGAGTACACACCACCGCCGATACCATGCTGAATATCCAGCATAGTCTCTTCAGGAGCTCCTCGTTGTTTAGAAGCTAACTGATCGAACTTCTTGAGTGCCCCCTCATTCTCCTTGACAGAACGTAATTCTATCGTCGCTTCTTTCGGTGTATCTTTCGCGTCACCGGCTTTCGGCTCGGCTTCCTGCGGGCGTTGTAAATCCGTGCCGCTTTTGCCTTTGCCGCTTTCGGTGACATCCCTGACCGCCGGAACTTGTCCCGCATCTTCTCGTACATTCTTGGCATCCTTGACCTCCTCCAGTCGGAACACCTTGTCCTGCTGCTTCGTCTCGGTCTTTCGGTTTGCCTTTATCTCCGAGATAAAAGACCGGTTCTTCGCCTTGCGCTGCTGTATGATGTCCTTCGCAATCTTCTTCCGCTCCTCCCGTGACAGGGATGCCACGAAGTTCTTTGCTCCTTCCGATGCCTCCCCAGCTCCAGTGAACGCATTAGCCAAATCCTCCGTGCTGAACTGGTCAGCTCTCGGCTTTGCCCACGGCTTCGTCTTCAGATACTGGACAATCGGTATCGCCATCTCTACAGCCATGCCTACACCGCCGCCGATAGCAGCGAACGTCATAGCTTGCTCCAGCATGCTCTCATCGTCTTCCCGAACCATTGCAGCGCCTACGATTCCGCCAGCAACTGCCTCCTCCGCACCAGTACGAGCAGCTTTCCCGAACGTTGATGTAGCAGCCTTAGGGGCGACCTTCGCAGAAACCTGCCCGACCACATCCGATGCCCTACTCCACGGCGCAACGATACCTGCGGCCTCTCCAGCGAGAGAGATATAAGGATTGTTCGCGATTTCCTTGGATACTCCCAGCATCTCCAGACCTTGGGACAAGGGCGGAGTAATCTGCTTCCTTTTATCCGTGAACGGTACGCCGATAGTGCCGGCCTCGGGGTCCACCGCTCCCAGTGTCATACCCTTGACCAGTCCGGCGCCAGCATGAGCTATCGTGCCACCGACATCCTTGGCTATCGGCCACACAAGGTCCTTGGTTACTGTCGGCTTCTCCTGCGGCGGCAGGAACTGCTTCCACCCTTTTGTCGTGAACTGGAACGTCTCGCCGGTCTTTTCGTTCTTGGCGAAGATCGGCTCCCACCTGCGTTTGTTCTGATTAAAACGGAAGACCTCTCCAGACTCTTCGTTCTTGGCGATAATCGGCTTCTGACCGGCCATTACTCATTTACCAGCACAGCTCCGTCAGGAGGTGGCGGTATCTGAGCAGGGTCCTCAATCAGACCGTACCACTTCCTGCGGAATCTCTCGAACTCCGTATCTGACTCTCCGTACTTCTTGCGCAGTGCAGCTTCGACTACCCTCTTCTGGAACGACTTGTCGTACTCAGGGTTATTCTTGAAGTCAACATATTCCTGGTTCTTCAACTTCGCTCTGTCGAAACCGAGCTCCTTCAGAATCTTCCGGCTATTGTCGATCTCCGCGTTCTCCCGCTTCTGCGCGATTGACAACTCCTGCCCCTTCCTGCTGCTTTCGCGGCGATTCCGCCCTTCGCCGGTAGCGAAGGCTCGTATCCGCTCAATGCCGGCCTCATCCAACTGGTCAGGGAAAATAGGATTGCCGTCCTTATCCTTGGCCTGAACATTGATATTCGTATGACTCGCAAGCAAGGCTTTACTTTGCGAATACAGTGCATTCGCCATTGCCAGAGCCTTCTCAGGACCACCTCTGGGATCATTCTTCACTTCATCGTAAATATCCACGATGCTAGTTGCCTGCTTCTCCAAAAATCCCATAGCGTCTTTATCTGACTTGAACATCGTCGCATTCGACTTAGCGAGTTCCTGCAATCCCTGCTGAGCAAAGAGAGGGTGCTTTGGTCTAATCATCTCGAGAGCTTTCCCTAAGTCTCCAGTTATTCTGACCGCTTCCGCAAGGTCACTACGCTGTGCCTTTATCTGTTGCGCTTCTTCTAATTTCAACTCTGCCAGCTGCCCCTGAGTGCGAGCATTTTTAATGTTAGCTGCGGAGGAATAGACTTTTGCAAGATCAGGAAATTGAATGTCCATTCATCCCTCCTAAAACTCCGCAGACGGTGGCGGTAAC